TGATATAACCAAACATAGTTTTCATAGGACTTTCGTACCCAAACTGCAGAAGGATGGTTGATGTGAGTAGCAGAATAGAGAATAGACTCACGACTGTCAGGAAGAATGAATGTAGTTTGTTTCCTACAAGTTTTAGAGAGGCGTACAGATTGAGTACCATCAAGCACACGATGAGCAGTAGAAAGAAGTTGAGCATATTCTAGAATCATTTTAACGCAGTGTTTGTCAACATGCATTTCTGCACACTTGCGTGGGTCATTGTGAAGGTAAAAGATATTCATAGGTCACCAATGGCGAATTACGCCAGCAATAATAAAGAAATTTGTAATAACATAGCAAGCAACAATAGCAGTGCGAATGATAGCAATTCTATCAGATTCAGAATCGTTGTTACCAGCCTTTTCACCTAATGCCTTACACCACAGACGCCACATCACCAATCCTTACACGTGGAACATCTTCCCAAGTACCATGGATTTTGATATTACCGTATTGATCATGGGTATTACGTTTTACTTGTAAAGCAACTTTAGTAATTTTACCATCTTCTACATGTTCAACCACCTGAAAATCATAACTGATAGGTTCAGGCAGTGTAATTGATGGAGCAGGTGGAGTTGGTGGCATAGGTGGAGTTGGTGGAGAAACTCCAAAGTAAGTATTTGTTGTTAAATTTTGATTCATGATATAAGCATCCTAATTAAACCGATTGTATCGATAGTTGTCAACAGAATGTAGTTAGCCAACATGCCAAAAGATTGCCTAGTCCAAGCAGCCCAAGCATACAAGGCACAGCCAGTAATCCAGACAGGATAAAGAGCGAGAAGCGGAGGGTTGGGGACTGTGAGTGCCATAGTGATACTACAGCCAATACTAATAGCCCAAGCAAGCAACTCAACAAAAAAGCGAATTCTGTTAGACTTAAAATCATCTTTTATCCATTGTATAGTTGGTGCAAAAATATCAAGCATATGTGCCCATATCATCAAAACTAAATTTTAATGCATACATCCCACGAATTCCACGAATAACATCGTGAAGTTGTTGAATACTGTCTTTCGCACTGGTATGGAGAATTCCATGGCCACCTTTTTCATTGAAAGGACGAATGCAACCTGAAGAATCATCAATCAAAATCGCATGGTCATGCGCATATTGAGATTTTTCTTCTTTGGAACGCACAAAATTCGGTTTATAAGGAATGTTGTGTTTGTTCAACCACGTGATTTTTTGTGATTTTGCCTCATTTCCTTGATGAGAGTCAAAAGTACCCATTGAAGTCAAAATTTCAATGCGAATATCCGTGAGTTTTGACACATAATTCAGCAATTCTTGCGCATCTGGCATGAATTCCAGGTCTTCAAAAATTTTATGTGTGAAAACAGCGTCACGAAACTTCTTTCGATCAGCTTTTTCGGGGTCTAGTTTGCGATATGCCTTGTCAAAGTTGCAAAGCACACCATCCATGTCAAGATATAATGTAATCATAATCAAATTTTACCTTAAAAATCATAAAAAATCAAGTTTTTCGCACAAATTTTGACAAATCAGGTGGTTTCCAACCTTCTGGTTTGAGAATTTTGCCGTCTTCACGCCTACGAACCTTGCCAGTGACAGGATCAACCTTCGCCATATTTGTTTTTAGCACTTCATCCCATGCTTTTGTAACATCAAAACCCTTCATATGACAAAATCCAAGTGTAACCCAGATTAAATCCATGCAGGCATCAAGTTGCTCAACATCATCTTTTGCATTTCTTGCTGCAATAAACTCAGAAAACTCTTCTACCATCAAATTATGATATAGACTGGAATTTTCGATACTAGGTTTTTGATCGCATGCATTTTGAAATAGCAATACATCGAGAGACATTGTCATGGTGTTTCCTTCTTTTTTAGTGACCAAGATCCATTTTGCATATCTTCCCAGATTAGTGTATCACCAAAATCCCACCCAACCTGCGCTAACAAGTCAGGTGGAAATGGCATAATAAGTTCACCAGTTGCTGGGTCTTCTTCTAATTTAATAGTCCAGTGATTATTTTCTTTTTTATTCATAGTTTATCTCCAACCAATTAGTTTGGTCAGGTAATATTTCAATAGTGATTCCATTATCTGCTGCTCTTTTAATTAAACCATGAAGAACACTATAACCATATCCAGTGCAACCATACATTCCCTTGCGGCATGCATAAACTGAACCACTGGCTCCATCAAAGAAGAAGTAATCTGTTTTTTCAGTTACCTTAGTAATACCTGAATTCAGTTTCCAAGAATCACCATCAAGATAACCACCAGCCCAACAAGCAAAAACTTTATAGACTGGCGGTAAATCGTTTCCAGTAATCTTGACAACTATCCACTTATCTGGATTGTAATCACTCATACTTCTACTACCTTTAATTCAAAACGATCTGCACGATCTTCGTAGTTGATATAACCACGAGGATTGCAGACAATACGAGTCGAAGCAATCATGTAGTCGAAGTCTTCATGAGTGTGACCATGAGTCCACAATTTTATTTCTGGATGATCAAGAATAAAATCAGAAAGATCAGAAGAATAACCACCATTCATAAGAGTTTCATCTTTGTAGCGTGGATGAGTGGATTGTTTACTTGGTGCATGATGACCAACAACAATCACACTTGTCCATGGTGGAGTGTCCTCCAATGTTTTGTTCAAAACGCTCAGCATAGCCTTGTGGTCCACAACAGCGTCTTCTGGAGAAAATTTCGCAGGACGAGTATGGAAAACTGGCTTAGTGCGATCGTCAACACCATTGATCTTTTCAAAAGTTTTATAGTTAACTTCTCGGTTACTATTTTGAACAATACGGAAATCATTCATCATATGAGAAATTTCATAGAGAGTCAAAGGATCTTCTTTGTTCATATCAGTCCAAAGAGTACCACCAACAAAACGATAGTCAGTGCCATAGTCCCAAACTTCATTGTCGAGAAAATGAACATTGTCTAGATTATTCGCTTTCAACATCTCACGAATTTTCGTTGCGCTGGTAGCGAAATCACCATGGTAATGCTCATGATTACCCATGACATAAATGACATGAGGAAATTGGAATGAGCAACGCTTGAAGAAATCCACAAAGCGAGTGCTTCGACCACCTTCCAGAAAGTTGTGTGGATCTGGTTTGCCGAGATCGCTGGCGACCATGATGTCACCACTGAGAATCAAGATATCTGCATTCTCAGTATTCTGTAAATTGATGTCACCAAACTCTAAGTGCACATCAGAGCAAATTGCGATTTTAATAGTCATTTAATCACCTTCAGTATTTGTCAAGTGCAACCAACCAGTTGCGATAATCTTTTCTTCATTTGGAGCAACAATGCCCCTATGTGTATGTGTCCAATCTGCTGGCCATAACACTGTTAAACCTTTTTCTGCTTTGAGTGCCTTTACACCACGGACTTCACGTTGGTACGCAAACTCAGTACCACCACCTTCTTTTACATCATTTAGATATGTCATAAACACTAGGTGTCTATTACAATTAGGGATAGTGGCTCGATCTCTTTCATGGTGCCATACTTTAAATCCACCACCTACTGGATACTTCTGTATGTTCATACCTTCGACTGGGAGAAGTGCAACTGTGTTTGCAGCCTTCCACTTTTCCATATAAAGATCAACACAAGATTTTAATGCCTGTGTATATTCCAGTGGCATCATTTCATCAATGGTCAGATGTAAATCAGTCGAATGTTTAATGGAGTGATCCACAACACCTGTCTTAGTTACTCCATCTTCCCATCTTGGAGAATTGGAATTGTAATAATGAATTAACATATCGCAAAGAGATGGGTCAATGTACCAACCCATCACAAATATACTTTCTTTATTTACAATATGTTCTCTCATTGATATATTATACCTCAGATCTTAATTAAAGACAAGAACTATTTTAAGAAAATTTGAATGGATGCACGAATTGAACCGACACGAGTAATTGGAGTGACACAGTGGTCTGTTCCACCAACCTGGACAACCATCATATTGAATTCAGGAATCAATCCTTTGATCTGATCATCTTCTCTGTAAAGAAATAGACCACCATCATCTCGACCCCATCTGTCATTTAGATAAATTGTAACACCAGCTTTATACCCTTGATCTGTATGCCATGGGATATAAGAACCTCTAGTCCAGTAGTGGAACATTACATTGGATTCTGTAAACTCTGGGATTTCTTTTACATTACAAAGACACTCAAGAATTTGATCTTTCAGAGATTCATCTGGCAAGTCATAAATTAAAACAGGTGTGCTTTCTTGCACCAATTCCTGACCCCATCCACAGTTAGTTCTTAGATTAGATTCAAGAAATTGTTTCTGTGATTCATCCAAACATCTTTTCATCAAAGGTAATGGAAGTGAGTCTTTAATTATTGTTATCATCTCTTCTCATTTTGTAGTACTTGTAAATCTTTACATAGTGTGCGAAACGAATGGGCTCATGCTCTGGGTTGGGTAGTTGACCAAACCACTCTAACATTTCTTCATACATCTTAATGACCTCTTCGTTTGTCATGGAAGAATAATCTGTCCGTCGTTCACATGCTCGATGCCATTGACAATCATATCAGGCATGTCGTCAATCCAAACATCAATACGAATTTTATTTGCCCACATGTATGCACGCTTTCCTTGCATGGCAGTGAAGTAGCAGTTCTGGCGACCAACCATCTGACCAATCGATCCAAGCACCTGCTCATCTTGAGCATGTGCACGTGCAGTGACGCAATAGACATTGTGTCCATTCTTTAATGCGAGACCAATAAAGGCATCCCACATATAGGGATCCCTTGTATATGTATCATCAAAGTCTATCGCTATGTTCATTCTTAATCGCTTTCTTGTGTGCTTTTCTTTCCGACTTCCAGAAAATACGCTTCCAATCTTTTAGATGCTTCCACCATTGAGGACTCTTGGTAAGGTTTCCCTGTTTCACATTCGCCATATAGTTCTCCTCCGTATGCTTCAAGAATTGTATTGATACAATAGATGTACTCACGATTTTTGGGTAGATCTTCTGGATGGAGCCATGCGCCATTTACCACATGGTTATCAATCTCATTCTGAAGATAATCCCTCCACTCAGTCAAATCTAGCCGAGTGATGCGTTGTGCTGTTTCAATGTCAATACCTATCATCTTGATACCCTTACTTCTGCTGTGGGATTATCCCAACATGCGTTACGATACTCATACACAAAGTTCACTAAACCATCATAAGAACCCCAACCATTCTCAGGGTTAAACTTTTTAAACTTTTCTGGATCTGATAGAAGAATATTGAATCCCTCATCCAAATAATCCGCAAGGCAAGAAGCATGGGTAATGCCAACTTCTTCTGGACGCCACATTACCTGATAGAGAGTCATTCCACTCTCCAGTACTACCTCAGAAGCCATCTTACCAAGATTATGAGTAATGTTCTGACTGTGGACAGAGACAGGCTGTGACACCATTAGATCAACATCAAGACTCATCTTTTGCACCTTCTAACTTCTGCATCAACTCACTGAGTTCTTTATTGTATTCTTCACCATCCTTGGGATCGTAGTCTTCCGCAAAGTACTTCATGTACTGAATTGCTTCGATGGCTTCTTCCTCTGTGCACTCATACACAGACTTTAGAAACTCAGGAATCTTGTCTTCCTGTTCTAGCATGTAAGCGACTTCATCATAGGTAAAGTCAATGATATGATCCATGTCA